GGTAGTACAGTTCGACTAGCCTCATGAACACATCCGCTGTCTTCTCGTTGAAACCGCCCAATGCGTTCCACAGGATTTTGTCCGTTTTCTCTTTGGGCATCCTGTTCTTGTGATGCATGCGGAATGCACAGAAGAAGAATAACTCTCCCTGTGTGGCAGGATGGGTGAGGATGCTGTCTACATCGATGCCCTGCCTGTCGCAGAACTTACACGCTTCTAGATCAAAATCTAGGATGTACTCATCGCCTGTCTCGTTGTCTATCAGACGGATAGGTTTGATTCTCTCGGTTTCTTTCTTCTCTTTCTCAACCGTGGACTTCGCCATACTTCTCATCTCCTACATAAAATAAATTGTGGTGGTGCATGGGGTTATCAAGGAAACCTCATGCTGTAAACCTTAAGTGGTAGACTTCGTTGCCCAACCACCGATGCCTGTGCAGATAACGTGGGCAGGGATGGTGTCAACCTCGTTCTGTGCGATACCGCCATTGCCGAGCGACAGCGGAATAGCAGAGAAGAAGAACGACTTCGTTGCATCGGGATAGACATATTCAAACCATGTCTGCTTGCCCTGTGCGTATGCCGTCTCGGATGCTGTGACCATCGTCTCCCAAACTGTAATGACGTTCTCGGTGTGGTTCAGAGTGAACTCCTTGTCTCCACCGGGGTCTTGCCGACCTGCGATGTAACGAGTGATGAGGTCGGTGGTGTTGGATGCGTCAAGGACTTCAACATCCATCGGGAAGTCGGGTGCTTCATTGACATCGGGAATCTCGGTGTAACCCGTTGTAGGACGAGTTCCTGCCGTGGTCTCTATAGCATACTTGACTGTTGCTCCAACGGTACTGATTTCAAGTGCCATGCGTATTTCTCCTTGTTAGATTTATCGTGGGTATACATTAAAGATCGTGGTGTTATCGTCACCGTAATCTGTTCGCTTGACTGTGCCTGTGTATCTTAATTCGATGCGGTAAATGGTTCGGTCGATGTTCGGTATCTGTTGCATAAGGGTTCTGCGGAAACGGAGACCGAGCATGATGTCATCGATCTCGTTTGCGAGTGCCTTGCCATCCGCTTTCTTGGTTGGGGTGTTGGTAAATACTTGGATGGTGTAGGTGACATTGACGTAGTCATCAAGGGAAGTGTTGGATTCGCCCTCTGCCCAAACGGAGTTTGACGATTCCCACATATTCACGCAAGGGAAACTCGCAGGTTCAGCAACGTATTCGCCGTAAACCTTGATGCCCTCATGGCTCGTGCGGAGTTGTGTTGCCACCGCATCGAACAGGGTGTTTTCTATGTCTATCATTTTCCGAATACCTCGTCTGCGGTTTCTCTGATAATGTCGTGAAGTTTATTTTCCAACTGCATGAAAGCGTCTAGTCCCTCACGATCATAAATGTAGTGACCGTCAACAGACCACTTTGTTCCACCGCTTGCCACCCATTCTTGATAGGTCTGTGCGTGGGTTAGGGAGTAAGAGCCTGCCCCGAAATTAAAGCGCACACCTTGAGTGCTGTCAGCAGGAACACCTGCACCAAACTCAACGAATAGCAGACCCTCGCCATCCGCTTTGATGACTACTAATCCGTCACCCACTTCATAGTCAACGTGCGCTTTTCCGTTGTAGATTTGTCTCAACTCCTTGACCGCTTTCTCTCCGAGCCTGTCAAAGAACTCGTCTTTCTTGCGGTTCAGCCTGCGCTTCTCATATTCCAACGCATGGATGGCGTGGTTGATGCTAGGCACGTTGAGGCTTATGCGTATAGTTCTACGAGACATGGACTTCCTTGATTGCTATCAGCAACTGATTGATGGTCGGTGCGATGCGCTGAACGACATAGTTGTGGGGTACAGGGTTTCCCTCTGTATCAGTAGGTTTAATGCCCACCCACAGGATCGAGTCCTCGGCAATAGGGCAATTCATGTCCGTGGTCGCAATCACTCTCGTGTACTGCGAGTCGAGACCGAAACGCTCTAGGTCGATAGTTCCCTTTGGAGCACTCACATTTCTGCGGTACTTTACAGGCTCACCGTAGACCTCACGGAACGTTCCCGTGACATTGCCGTATTCATCCGTGTTCTCCACGCTTCCTGTGCGCAGGGCGTAGTAGAGGGTCTGTTTGTTCCGCTGTACGTCTCTCATCCTGTCACCTTTGCTATCGGTATGACATGGGAGTAGATGTAAGCCACCATGTCTTCATACTTCCAATGGCGGTGGATGCCGTTCTCAATGGAGAGAGTCTGCCCCTCCGCACCTATCTGCGCAAATCCCTGCGCTACCGCCATGACCTGTATCACATCGTATTCACTAGGCAACTCTTCGGGTATACCTGCCGAAGAGTAACTGTACTTATAATTGAGAATTGCCTGTTGAGCCAAGTCGAGGTAGACCCCTAACTGCGCTTCAACAGTAGCAACCTCATCTGCATCGACCCCATCGGGGAAGAGCATTGTCTTGAGCATTGTGATTTTCTGTTCGTCTGTCATTGGTCTACCTCTTCGAGTTATTTCTTTTTCTTCTTGGGTTCTGCTTTAGGCGCACTCTTTGGCTCTTCCTTTGGCTCTGCCTTTTCGGGGGCAGACTCCAAGTTGGGAAGAATCCCAACTTGGATAGAACCGTCTGCTAATATGCGAAACATTAAGCAATCGCCGTGCCGAGTCCGAGGTACAGACCATCGAGTTTCTGTGCCTGTACGAAGCAGTCGTGGTAGACTCTGTAGTCGAACTTCCAAGCATCTGCTTCCTGATTGACTTCGGGGGAGAAGACACGAGGAACGAGGTGCTTGATGACCTGCATGGTCGCTCTAGGATCGACAATGAGGAAGTTGATGTTGTTGCCACTCAAGGTGAATCCACCTACACCTGCGGAAGTTGTCGGGGCATCGAGGGTGCAAACTGTAGCGAAACGAGCCTGCGGTACTTTGACCAAGCGGAGATCGTTGTACATCTCAATGTTGTTGTTGACATCTTTCTCAAGGTTCAGAGTGTAACGAGTAACGTTCGCTTTGAGGTTCTCATAGGCTTTGGGGGAGATGAAGCAGATACGTCCCTCGTGCGGAACTTCAAGTTCATCCATGTAAGCCATGCCACCGTCAATCTGCGAAGCAATGTTGACACCACTTCCTGCAGGGTCGGTAGCGGCGGTCTTTGCGCCTGTCTTTACGAGACCTGCGTATTTAGAAAGCCTGTAGGCATCTACTTCGGGGATAACGTGTACACGCTCAAATTCGCCCATCAGAGAGCCGAACGCCATGCCGAGAGTCTCATCATCGTCCATAACGTCAACGCTGAAAGAACGGCCACGGTCAACGTTCAGAGTGTAGTTTTCCCAAGCCTGTGTCACATCACCAACTTGGTAACCTGCGTTACGGTTGTAGTTGGCAAGACCAACGGATGCGCTATTGAATAACTGAATTGTTTTTGCTCCGATCCAACGAACGTTGTATTCAGCGGTATCGAGGATGGAAGTTTTAGAACCCTCTTTGTAAATCTCATCGAGGATAGGCAGATACTTCTGTGCAAGAGCGATGCTGTTGTTCACAGGTGCTGTCATAGTTGTTGCCATAATCTTTTTCTCCTAATTATTTTTTGTTATTTGAGACCTGCCCACTTACGAAGTTTTTCGTATTCAAGGTCTTCTGCTTGTTTGCCTGTCAGCGGAGAACCCTGTGTGGGTTGCGGTTGCTGATTAAGGACTTGTGCTTTTGTGTTCTGAATCGTGGTTTCCAAGAACGATTTCTGCGATGTGAAGAAGTCGTCACCGATACCATCGGGCAGACCCTCCGCCATCGTCTTTGCAGTTAGTGCATCGTATCCGCTCTCCATCAGTTTGGAGGTGTAAATGGATACCGTCCGCTCTCTGCGCAGGGTGTTCAGTTCGTTGCGGAGTGCCTGTTCCTGCTCTTCACGCTCGGCTTTCGCACGTTCGTCAGCGGACATCTTCTCGTGCAACTGTCTCTTGTAGTTGGCAGACTCACTCGTTACTTCGTTCAGTCTCTGCTTCAGTTTGTTCACCTCTGTGTCATCCGCTTTGGGCGGTTCGACCTGCGGTGCTTCAAACTCGAAGTTCAGAACTGCATCGAGTTTCTCTTCGGGGGTCATTGCTTCGTAGTTTTCGATTTTCGTCACATCAATCTTCATCTCGTTCTCCTTGCGCTTTTAAGTCATCTCCGACTATGTTTGCGATTTCCGTCTTCTCTGACGTTATAGTTGCGATTTGTTGACGCTGTTTCTCTACAGCGGATATATGAACACTTGCGTGTTATGTCAGTAGTTGCAGGAAGCACCTGCAGTTGCAGTCAAGTTCGGGCACTCCGAAGCCACACGGTCTCATTGCATGGGCATCGTCTATGTAGAACTCGTCTTCGATCGGGATGGTCACTCCCTCTAATTGCCAATGGGTGTCACGCACAAGGTTGTCTCCCATCGTGAACCACTTCTTGCGGATACCGCTTTTGCCACTAGCCTGTGCCGTGTTCAGCACCGCTTGGTTGTACGCCATCTGTGCATCTGTCCTTGCGGTGTTGCCCACAAGTCCGTACTGTCCGTCTGCCATGTGCTCTCGCACACGGTCTTTGAAATCTTTGCCGTCTATCTTGCGGTACACGGTGTCTTCCATTTCCTGCATGTCAGCCTTGATGTCCGTGCCTAGCACATCGTTTGCGTAGTCAACGCCCATCGTGTAAGCCATGATCAGCAGGTCTTCCAAATCGTCTTCCACCGCCGAAGCAGAAAGTGTTTGGCTCTCCGCTTCGGTCGCTGTACCAACGTTTTCGGAAAACTCTGTGATGCGGTCTTCCAACATGTTCAGTTCGTCAAACTGTGCTAGTGCCATCAGTCACTCTTCCAATATCCACGCACCCAATGCTGTCCCAATGCTTTTCTTACCTGCGCCTGTTCGCCTGTGGCTTGGGGGTCATCCTTTGGCATTGCGCCTTGCGCAGGTATGTTTCCGCTAGGCGTGTTCTCTTCGGGGTTCGCAATCAGCGCACCCTCGACAGTCTTCTGAATCGGCGCATCGGGATCTCCCCATACGAGGTTCAAGTACTTCTTGGACAGAGCCACATCCGTGACAGGGTCATTGGAGATGCCACTCTTCGAAAACGCAAGTTCGGGGGCAAGTCCTGCGCCAAGCAGGGTGTATACCGCCTGTGCCTTGCTCTGTACGTTGGCTGTCTCGTTACGGCTGAACTGCAACTTGATGTCGCTCGGTTTCAGTTTCGTGAGGTTCTTCCTGCGCAGGATGTCGAGGAATATCTTGTCGAACTTCCTGTTGGACTTAACGAACAGGTCTTCGGTGTTCCTCGCCACGGTATCCGCTTGATACCAACCGTCCTTTGCCAACTGCGCTGACTGCGTGTCTGCGCCACCATAACGGCTGTTATGGCTGTTAGGCATTCCGCAGATTGTCATTACCTGCTGATAGAGGTAGTCAACCAATACCTGCGTCTCGGTCTGATTCAACTGTTCGGACAGTATCTTGAAGTCCGCTTTGTTCTCGCCTATGGACTTGAGGACAATCATTCCTGCTTGTCTGATGTCATTGGCTGTAACATCATCGTCAAGGTCGCAGTTGACTGCGATGGCGAGGCTCTGAATGAACTGTTCCACACCGTCCACTCGGTTGGACATTACGGTGTTGATTGCGTCAAGCAAGGGGAGGGCAGACTCAAATGCGCCCATCCATACGGAGTTGTACTGATACTCAATGATCGGTATCTCTTTTAGGACGTTCGGTTCTGTTCCCACCAACTCGGTGACCGTTGCTACAAAGGTCGGGTCATTGGTCATGAACCTGCCGATGGTCGTGCCTTTCAGCCTGTACACCGTGTCTTTGGTGTAGGCATCCACGCTCAACTCTCCGTTGTTGACCACGATGTTGCAGGCAAGTTTCGGGGAATGGCTCGGTGTTAGGTCATACGCTACAAACGCAGACCGAGGGTCAAGCGCATAGGCTAGGACAGGCACATCGCTGTCATCGTTCGGGGTGACATACAGCACCGCCCTGCCGACCGTGTGAAACCAATCCACGATGGCGTTATCTGCGTCCTGCTTACCGCTACGGTACAGATACTCGTTAAGTTCCTTTACTTCCTCGTTCGCTTCTTCCTCGTCACTGCGAGAGACGTAGAACGCAGGCTTGGTAAGGAAGTAGCCGTTCTTGAACGCCACGATCTCATCCGCATGGTTCTCTGCGATCCTGTTGTTGATTTCGGGGCGCACTTCCTTTTTGCGGTTGAGGATAGGCTGTAACCCTCTGCGATACCAATAGAGGTATTCCATCTCCAACAGGTTCTGTATATGGATGCTTAATGCGCTGTTCACCTCGGCAACGATGTTGTCTTCGGTGAGTTCGTCAGTCGTACACCATATCTGTCTGCGCCCGAACAGGCTGTGCAGTCCGTTGCCGTAGACTTCCTGTTCAGTTGTTACTGTGTTGTCAGCCATCTCTACCTCGCAAATAAAAAAGAGGTCAAGGGGATATACCCCTTAACCTCATACCGTTAGGTTTTTAGCACCACATCAAGTTCGGTGCATCAATCTTTCTTCTGTTGTTTCTCTATAACCTTGACCGTCCTGTGGATGCAAACCACAGAGACACCCTTGTTCTCGACCTTAACTTCAACAATCTCTTTGTTGGAGAGTCCTGTGTTAATTGCTTCAATCACAGACGGAAGTTGCCTAATGTCTATCAAAGCCACACTCCCACCCCTGTGTATTCACGGCTTCGTGCATTGCCCACGAGTCCTATTCTATTTGGTAAGGCTTTTTAAAGCGTTCGCCTTAACCGCTTGTGTTCCGCTTAATGAAGTTCGGCAATCGTAACATCTGCCGAGGTTGGTAACAATTGCGATGTGATTGTAGTGCAAATGTGTTACGTTTTTCCTATGAATAATTGCGGTTCGGTTGCGTTATTCATACGAATAATGCGCTTTAATATCGTCTTGTTTTGGCACGGATGTGAACCGCTTCAAGCCTCTAGGTACTTGCCTGTCATAGGGATGAAGTACGCCTCATGCGGTGAAACTACCACACCTGCGCCCAAGACCCCTCTGTGCTTGGCGTGTCGGCTATACTCAAAGGCGTATGCCCTGTCATCGCCGAGCCACCCTGTGTTCAAAGCAAAGATGGTCTCCGTCTTGTTCGCTATGTAGTTTACCCCACCGCCTGTGTGCGTGTGTCCGCTACATACCGACATCCGCTCGTCTACCGCCATGTTGTACGTTGCGTGTTTCCCACCTCGCCCTGTTCCGTGGGTGTACAACACTCCGTCTATCACATACTCGTCTTCTAACTCCCATGTGGGCGGTAAGCCGTATATCTCACGAAACGGCTTGATGAATACATCTCCGATGCCCAATGTCTTCGCCTGTCGATATGCTATATCGTCATGGTTGCCACGGCACATCTTTACGTTCGGGAACGCTTCCGTCAGTTCCTTTACCGCTTCTCTCGCTTTCGCTAACTCTAGGTACGCTCCGTCAGCGCACGGTTCACTCTGAAACCGAGAGATCGCATGGTTGTCTATGAGGTCTCCAAGACAAATAACCTCTTCAACTCCCCATTCAGCAAACGTGTCTTTCAGAAACGTCAGATAATTCGGATGTTGAAAAGGAATGTGTGTATCCGAAAATACCCCTCTTATCACACTCATACTCCCTTTATAGCACAGTTTTAGAAAAAGTCTCCCCTAGAACGGTCTCTTCCGTATCTCGATGCGGTTGCCTACACCGCTCTGTATGTAATCAGCGAACATCGCCATAGCATCGGGTGCGTCATCATGCAGGTTCTTTCCCACATGCGTGTAGGAACATAAGCCGTTGAGGAACGCTAGATACTCCCTGTCACAGGCAGAGTCATCTTTGTACAGGATGTAATTCTTGGCGAAGTCTGCGTTGACCAATATCTTGGTCTGCTTGTTAGCCGTGGTGTACTTGGTGGTTATGTTCGTGAACCCACCGTTCTCCTTGACGAGCCTATCCACCTCAAGAGCGATACGCCCACCTGCCGAGTTACTTTCAAACCTGCATTGCTTCACGCCGTGCTCTACCAACTTACGAGCCATGCGAGGTATCACTACATCGGGCAGGCGGTTGTCATAGACTACATCAGCCAAGAAGAACCGCTCTCCATATTGATACACGATAGGCATACAGAAATAGTCATCGCCTTTATCTTTGGTATCGCACACAGCAAACACCGCATCGGGTTCGTCTGTCGGCAACTCCATGAACCGCTGTAACTCTTCACGAGGGAACAGCAACGCATCACGCTCAACAGGAATGCCCATATAGATCGCATTCCAATCCAACTCCGACATGGCTTCTTTCTGCGCTTTGTACATCTCTGTGCTGAAACCTAATCCGTATGGATAATCAAAGTTGCTCTGCCCCAATCCGTTCAGCGCAGGTACGTTGATGAACTTGGCTCTAGGGTCTGTGCCGTACATCATCTCCAACCTGCCGATAACATCGTTGACAGACCACCGTGTAGCAATATGCAGTTCCTTACAGACATCGCCCTGCTTCCTCTGTCGCAGGTCTGTGGCATATAAGTTCCACAGTTTGTCCAACTGCACAGGGTTCACCGCAGTCTCGATGCCGTCCACTAGGTCATCGCAGTATAACAACTTGGTTGCACGAACCTTACCTGCGTTTCCTGCCCCCACAGATGTCAACTGAAAGGTCTGAAATCGCTTGGAGGTCTGTAAATCTATTCTCAAATCTTTAGCGTTAGTCTCTACAACAGGACTGTTAGGGAACACATCAGCGTACAGATACTCGCCATCGGGATCGCAGATACGAAGCAACTCATCATAGCAACCTCGCAGGAACGCCACGTTATGGCTACTCTCAAGCATTTGCATGTCGGGGTGCTTACCCCCTATCCATGACAGGAAAAACAGCGCTAGGGTGGTTTTTCCGACTCCCGGTGGCAACGAGATACACAGCAGGTCGAGTTCATCGTCCTCTAATTTCTGCATCTCTCTTACCAACGGATACAACGCTTTCATTCTAGGCTGATAGAAACGCTTCTTCGGGTCTCTGTTCCATTCCAAATAGATGCAGTAATGATGAAAATACTTCGGGGCAAGCATCAAGTTCAGCCTCTTCATGAGGTCATGACCCCGATACTTCTCTTCGATCTTGGTATGCGGATTCCCTACAACACTAGTTACGCCCTTTAATATATCCCTGCATATATCTATATCCCCATTCGCTCTCGCTAATTCAAACCAATCTTCGTATGCTTCAAGAGAATGAGGATGTTTCCTTAAATATGCCTGTATGCCCTTATAATCTTCCATACTTTAAGGGTATACCCCTTTACAGAAAAGTCTCCCTTTAGGCTGTTTTACCGCCCTAGAGAGCCTTTTTTCTTTTTCGGGGAAATTTTGAAAATGACTTGGCTGATCTATTTATATATAACTAGGTAGCCTTTTTATTATTTCGGGTATATATAGGGGTAGACCGCCACCGTTCCGCTCTCCCTGCAGGGGATGGGGTGGGGGATGCAGGAGTCCCACCAAAAATATAACGTTATATGATGAATAATACCACCCCCCATGCCTCAAAGAACCGATATGCCTCTTGTGAGACAGGCAAAACAGGCGGTTAAAAGCGTCAATGGTTTGGCGGTATCATTTCACTTTGAGACAGTCAGAGCCTTTTAGACGGCTTTTTGACGGTGTCACGAAAGACGAAAAGCGTGGGATAGTTTAAAAACAATACTAAATTAGTTTAAGACTGACACTAAATCGGTTTAAAAAG